CCCAGGGGGTTTGGTTACGTGTATATTATTGGTACGCCAACATATCCGTAGCCTATTTTTATAGACTATGGTCCATGTTGTCGATCCGATAATATTTCATGTTTATAACCCCGACGAAAGTCGCCTTTTACGCCAAAAATTATAAAATCTAAAAACACTATAAAATTTGTTAAAAATCCAAAAATATTTCATTATTATTTTCTTCTGTTTTATTTTCCAGTTTTTCTAATTGCGGTGTGGTAGATAGTGGAAGCTATTTCTTTCCAGATTTTGCGATTACAAGCAATGAATCTTTAATTGTTGAATGGTAAAAATATTTGTTCAAAAGCCTTTGTAGTGAATCTAAGGAAGACACCGTTATATGTCACTCTGATTAAGAGTATGTGTTTTGTTGAAACTATTTAGTGCATTAAATACCAAAAAGAGCTAACATTAGCCGCTTGGTAAGACAAGTTATAAAATCTGTTTATGTCCTAGAGACACACTATAGTAGGGTGCTATCTCACTTGGGAGATTGTAGAAAACTCCACGTTTTGGAACGTTACGAATAACGAACACCGGGACGCCAAGCCCATATAACAAACGACACAGATACAACCTATACTACATACCGATTTTATACAACTGCTACCCAAAGCGCATACTTTTCACAATCTAAACCTTACAACAAGTTTAAATCAAAATATGTCTAACAAAATTCAAGCAGCTACTCTCCCAGATTATAATCCTAAGAGAGAACAATATCAGATCTTTATTGAAGGAGATCTATCAGTTTATATAACCATTCTTGATGGTGTTTACCATCAGGCGTGTGTTAAAAAGCCTAAGTTTTTCAAACCACTCCGTGTTTTCAAATTTGGTATTGATGAAATACCTGAGATTCTTTTAGACCCTTTCACTAGTATACTTAAGGAGATGTTTCTCATAGCAAGACAACCTGTTTATCAAGAACAAGCTGGTTTTACTATGTTTGCAGACGCTAAGTTGCTATCTTCAAATGTTGATTCCATTAAGCAAACTATCGATACTATTGGTACCGATAGGATTACAGCAGCAATAGATGCTTTTATTAAGCTTTCTGATAGTGTTGGCCCAGAGGGATCATCGGAGAAATTGGATCAGGTTATAAGTAGTGTCAAAGGAGCTATGAAAGCCCTTGATGAAGCATCTACACATATTAAGGGGAAGATTGATGAACCGTGCGATAGTGTTACTGATGTATTTTCATCAATCAAGAACATCTTTACCGGTGCAGCTGAAGGTTCCAAGTTTTTAAGTATAGGAGCAATTGTTATAGCGTGTGCTTCATGTTATTATGCTTACACGAGTGATAATAAGTATTATTATATTGTTTCTGCAGTTGCAGCCATTGGTGCCATAATGACGTGCCCCGCAGGTATAAAGAAGAGTATTTGGTCCTTTCTATCATCTATTTTTAAGTTTATACCTTTTGTTGGTAATATGTTTGATGATGAGGAAGTTCATAAAGAGCAGATAGGTATGTTTGATGCAACCACATCTATAACAACTCTAGCTCTTGGTGCACTGGGGTATGCTTCCGTAGGAAAATCTACTCTAGAAAAGATCAAGAATGTTTCCTATTTTAAGGGAACGGTTTCTAGTCTTACTGATGCTTTCACCTATGTAGCATCTATATTTGAGAAGTGTATAGATTATGTTTGTGGTAAATGTGGATATTCATCCACATTTAGGTTTTTTACAACAAACATACCCGAGGTCGAATTGTGGTATAACCAGATTAAAACTCTCCAGAAGCAAATGGATTTAAAGGAGCTTGAAATGGATATGACCAATTACAATTTGATTTTAGCACTAGAAAAGGAATCAACCACACTCCTTAAGAAATTACCCAAAAATGATGTTAGTGCTTATGTTACCCACTTATTCACTACAGGAGGATCAATCCTTCGCAGACTAAGAGATGAGTTTACTAGATCATCTTTTGCTGAGTGCGGCATTAGACAAGAGCCTGTAGGTATATTACTTATGGGTGTTCCTGGTGGCGGTAAATCTCAGCTCATGCAAGAGATTGTAGCTAGAGTTCTAGCAAAAGTTTTGCCTCCCGCGACCCATCAAACTTTAAGGGAAAATCCTAATAAGTATATATATAACAGGTGCCCCAGTAACGAATTTTGGGAGGGATATACCAGGGATAAGTACTTCTGTATCTTTGATGAGTTTATGCAAAAGAAGGAAATAGCTGGTGGTGCCAATCCAGCATCGTCTGAGATTATTTCAGCTATTAATCAGTTCCCATGGCCTTTACATATGGCAACTATAACTGAAAAGGCTAACACTAATTTCTGTTCTACTTTTGTCATGGGAACCACTAATCATAATATGGAATCTCTCGGTAGATCTTTCGAAGCGATACATAGTGCTGAGGCAGTTATTCGCAGATTCGATTACATCATTGACGTTAGCAAAGACCCTGATGTCCCACTTCTCATTATTGATGGTAATACACAGTTTACTTCCAGGAATAATATTCTGGATGTTAAACAATGTAACCACGGTGATTTAGGTGTGGGGATCAGGAGCTTTGATGATATTATTGATAGTATAGTCAAGACATACCACATGAAGAGTGCTTGGCACAAGAACAAGATACTTTACTTACGGAAATCTGTTGACGAGGCTATAGATTCGACCGTTGCTGAACCTCAATCAGGTTATGTAACTGCCGATGAAAGTAAGTATGATAGTAACTACGTTAATGACATATATGAGTTTTGTAAAATAACTTGGCCATATGATATGCCGCAGCTCGATGGTATAGATATTGATAGTCCTATATTTAGTAACAATGTTAGGAGAATAATATCTAGGATGTTAGAATTAGGTTCTTATAGAGCTACCAGATTCTTATGTGGTAGGAGTGTTGCACAATTTGTTATTAAGAATCAGTTACTAGAGAGTATTAATACAGTCGCATACGATGATGATTTCCTGTCTGATTCAGGAATAGATTGTAATATCATAGAGCATAAATTTTTCTACTGGAAGAAGGGTCTGTTCAAACCCTTAGAGAAATTAGCTGAAAGAGCTTTTGGCACTATCAAGAATATCGAAGTTAGTGATACTGTTAAAAATTGGTCCAAATTTTTGGCAGCTCTAACGGGATCGGTTGCACTCATAACGTTCTTAAATTTTGTTATTAAGAAGTTTCTTAAGTATATGGGATGGTTGTGGCCACTTAAAAAGAAGGCTAGAACCTTAAAATCAAAGATTCTTAATCCCTTCTCCGAGAGGTGGCTATATACCTTTGATAAGAAGACCGAATCGTACCTTGCTTTTTGTAATCCTACTCAGGATGAGTATACTAAAGCTATGCAGAATCAAGAAGAGGGAGTTGACGAAAAGCATAAAGCCTTCTTCCTTAATCATTGTTGTCCGCTCTTCCCTGAGTGTGAAAAGCCTGTTAAGGTTATGAGAGCAGGTGCTAAACCATTATGGACATACATATTGCAACAAGCTGGCACAACTGCAGAATATTTTCTTGAGTTGCCCTACGATGTTAAGCACTACCAAGAAGATGACGAAAAAGGTCCACTCACCTGGGTTACACCCCATCAGATGGTGTTTTTCTTTAGAGATAAGAAATTTGTTCATGTTAAGCCTTATCAAGAGCAGATGGGTTCATATGACACTAATTGTGATGATGTGGTACAAAAGATCAATACAAAGTGCGTTTATGAGATATTCTCGGGTGCTCGAAGATTGGGCCAAGTATTATTCATTCAAGGCACCATTGCCATTACCCCCTTCCACTTTGTTACATACTTTGTTAATTTAGTAAAGACAGAGCCACAAGAAGCGGAATCACTCGTTATAACGCTTAGTAGGCCCGGTGCTACTTTTAAAATGGGAGTTCTTGATATAGTTAAAAATGTTATATACTCTGGAGGAGACACTGATATTGAAGCCTCAAGGACCACTGATTGGGCCCTTATTCAGTTTCCAACCAATATAGTACACACACATCCTACTATACTTAAATTCTTTGGTCGTTCAGGACTTTATTCTAGGACTGCCAACTACCCTTATACACTTGAGAGATTGAGAGATGGGGTTAGACACTCTTGGGGTGGAAAAGCGAAGCCGTTGGAGCGACCTGTTCCAGTTCAACATGATTGTGGTATTAAAGAAATGACTAGAGGTTTTAAGTACTCTGGTGACTTTATGGAAGGTGATTGCGGTTCTGTTTTCTTCCTTAAAACCAAGAATAGTGTGCTAGGGTTTATATTCGGAATTCATGTTGCTGGGGTTCCAAGTCAAGATAGTGGTATTTCTACTGCCATATTCCGTGAAGACTTGGAGAAGTTAGTAGCATTAGCTAGGAAAGATGCTAAAGTTACTATGGATTTGATTCCAGTCACTCCATTTGGTATAAAAGAGGGTGTAGCAATCCCTCAAGCAGGTGTTGAGTTACCACCACAATTTGTTCCTCTGTATAATACAGGTGTAACTGTAAATGCTGGCATGGAAACTAGATTGGTTAAAACTCTTTTACAAGATAAGTTTAAGAAGTCTGAGAAAGCACCAGCTTTACTTAGATGGAAAGGTGATATCAATCCTTACAAAAATGCCTTATCTCGATATTGTATTCGTATTGTTAAGTTCGATAAGAACCTAGTTAGGAACTGTGCAAAATCATACCTTAATTATATGACTGTTAACAGTGACAAAATTGTATGCAAGCAGTTATACAGTTTTGATCAAGCTGTTATGGGTGATCCATTAGAGCCAGATTACGGTGCTATTGCCCGGAATACAAGTGCAGGTTTTCCTTTTACAAGCATGCCCGAGTTCAAGGGCAAAGGTAAGAGTGCATTTTTCGGCACAGATGATAGTTTTGATTTGAAAAATCCCTGCTGTGATAAGCTAAGAGAAAGAGTTACAGAGATAATCACGTCTGCTTCAGAGAATAAGAGATTACTCCATGTAGCAACCGACTTTCTCAAAGATGAGTTGAGACCAAGACAAAAAGTGAAAGAAGGAAAAACCAGAGCAGTCTCTGGTATGGCTGTAGATCTTCTTATAGCCTATAGGATGTATTTTGGGTCATTTATGGTCTGGATGCTAAAGAATCGCTTGAGCAATGGTTCAGCTATTGGAGTTAATTGTTATTCCAAAGAATGGACAGCTCTAGTTGAAGGGTTAGTTGACTTTGGTGGTCAATATAACGCTTATGGATCCGGTGATTTTTCCGGGTTTGATGGCAGTGAGCAACCAGTTGTTCACTGGGCCATATTTGATATTATACAGGATTGGTATAATGACGGCAAGGAGAATGAGCAAGTACGAAGGATATTATGGCTTGAAGTTGTTAACTCGTTTCACATTCGTGGGAACATGATTTATGAATGGTTTGCATCTTTAGCTTCAGGTAATGCCATGACAGTTAATATTAATACAATTTATCATAATATCGTGGTTCGTATGGTTTGGGCAAAACATTTCGGCAAAGATATGAGGTCTATAGCTGAATTTGATAAGCAGGTCCATTATATAGCTTACGGAGATGATGGTGTTTTTGCAGTGAAACCCGCTTATCGTGATAAGTTTACAGAGTTAGTTTTAGAGAAAGATTTATTGGAATTGGGTTTAGTTTATACTAGTGAGACGAAAGATTCTGTGAATGAATATTTGAGACCACTTGAACGTGTATCATTCCTTAAACGCAGTTTTGCATGGAACCCGTTGTACAGACAATATTTTGCACCGCTTGACATGAATACCATCTTAGAATCTCCCCAATGGACTCATAAAGGGGAGAAATTCTTTGAGGTGCTTAAAGAGCGATGTCAAAATAGTGTTGATGAGTTATCTTTACATGGTCCAGAGCTATTTAGTACATGGGCAAGTCTCATTATTTATTATCTCGATCAGGAGTATGATATTCATTTGGACAGAGTTACCTATGACTCATGCTTAGGATTTATTATGTCTAGAGATTCGCCGTTCGCTAGAGATTAGCGATAGAATGCTATTGGCGACAGCACATAAAATTTATAAAATCCCAAAAACAATATAAAATTATAAAAATCCAAAAACATTAAGGAGTAAGATCCCATATCTGTTTATCACTTTTATTAGTGACCAGAGCAGCCTGGCCCTCATGCAGCCTACCTACGGATGATGTGGCGTATCACTGCGTTAAAGGGGTAGGCATACCTTAAATCCATAAAAACACAACTTATAGTATTGATTACGCCATGGATACAACTAACTCAACAAGCAATAATACGATGGAGAAGCCCTCCCCTAGTTCTCACGGATCTGAGAACTTTGCACAATCAAAAGGTCCCCAAATCTTAGTTAATAACCAAACACTTGTTAGTCAGAGCCCCCAAGGTTTTGGTGACGCAGGTAGTAATTTACCCAGTGAGACTATCGTTCAATCGGTCGTCAGTGCGCCACATTCATGGATCGATAGACTCATGACTAGTGCTGACTCTGGGTTATACTCTACCACAGAGGATTATCTTAAGAGACCAATTATAGTCGAAACGGGTGTGTTCAGTAGTACAGATATAGCTACCACCTTCACGGGTGGTGCCGTATTTGATAAAGTACTAAAATCTTATATGGCCCTTGCTCATTTGAAAGGGAAATTTTTAGCCAGAGCTGATGTCAGATTTAGGCTTGAAGTAAATGCAAATAAGTTTCAGGCAGGAAGATATATATTAGCCTATGTGCCATTTGGTGGTGCTCCCACTACTACTGCTGGTGCCTGGTATTATATGCATAGGCATAGCAAGACCCAAATTACACAATTACATCACGCAGAAATTGACATCAACACACAATCCGAAGTAGAGCTAGTTATACCTTATAACAGTATGTTTCAAGGTGTTTTCGTACCGGGATATATCAATGGTATTGTTAACCCTCTGGGAGAAATTGGGTGGTACTTTTTGTACCCTTATAGTGCTGTGGCTTCTGCCGCAGGAAGTACAGCCACCTATACTCTCTGGGCTAACCTTGAAAATGTCACACTAACTGGCTTAGCAACACCTCAAATGGGGAAGAATAAATCTAATGCTATTATGGAAGCTGAATCTGTGGGGGCGGGCCCAATATCATCCGTAGCACGGAAAATTGCAACCACAGGGAGAGTTCTTAGTAAAATACCTCTCTTATCCAACTTTACTAGTCCAGCGGCTTGGACAGCAGACATTGTAGCAGATGCAGCCAAAATTTGGGGTTGGTCCAAACCCCAGAATCATTCTCAAACACAACCTGTCTTACCTCGAGTTCTTTCAAATCATGCTAATTGTGATACATTAGATAACTCTATGTCATTAGCATTAACTTCTGTTAATGAGGTCTCAAGCATGCCTTGTGGACTCACTCAGGAGGATGAGATGTCATTTGATCACATATGGTCTAAGTATGCATATATAAATTATTTTTACTGGAGCACTTCGCAAACAGCCGACACAAGTCTATTTCAAACAGCAGTGCATCCAAAATTTTGTAAAGTTCAATTGAGTGAAGGTACAAGGACTTATATTTCACAAGCACCTGTTGCTTTTGTTTCACAATTTTTCTACTATTGGAGAGGTGGATTGACTTTTAGACTTAAGATGGTCAAGACCGCTTTCCATTCTGGTAGATTGCTCATTATGTTTAGTCCTAATCCAAAAACTTATACGGCTTTCACAAGCACTAATAACAACGCCACATCCATGTGGACACATAGAGTTATAGTAGATATACGTGATAAAACCGAGATTGAATTCTCTGTCCCTTATATGAGCATTCTCCCTTGGATGACTAATTTAGACGACTACGGAACTGGTATCGTCAAGATCTCAATCTTAGACCCCTTAGTTGCGGCCTCTACAGTCTCATCAAGTGTTTATGCTTCTATTGAAGTTAAGGCCAGTGATGACTTTGAGGTCGCTGTCCCTTCACAGCCTATAGGAACAAAGCAACTTTGTCCTATGACACCTTATACTCTGCAAATGGGTAGTGACCCCTCATCAGGTGAAAAAGCTGTTGTTACTTTAGGTGATATAACATCCGATAAACTAGCCAATACGGAATTTTGTATTGGAGAGAAGATTTTATCATTCAGACAATTGGCCAAAAGATATTCTTTCTTCTACAGAGAAATGTGGGATGGGAATATACTTATACGACCTTTCAGATTTGAAGTTTCAGTCAACAGAAATGTTACTACTTGGTATGCTCCTAACCATTCTGATATGATAGATGTAATTTCATCTTGCTATTTATATTCTCGTGGTTCCATGAGAATTAGATTTATTGAAACACAGCCCTCTGAAGGAATGTGTACTACTAGTTTAACTATGGATGATGTTACTAATGGACCTCTTGTAGGGAAGGTAGCATATAATCCAGTCTCGTCCACTTTATATCATACCGATGAAGCCGCAGTCTTGTTCCATGACTCTAAGCGAGGTATTGAAGTCACTGTTCCCATGTACCATATAAGTCACACAAGAAATCTAGTTAGTGAGATGACTAATGCAACTGCTGTTGCTGATGGAGCTACTGGATTCCAGCAACAATCATCATTGTCATCTCAACAAATTTTAGGAATTTATCATTCCTCAACAACCGGGTTCCAAGCCGGTTACCGTGCCGCAGGCGAAGATTTTTCTTTGCACTGCTTTATTTGCACACCACTCCTCACTGCTCTAGTTTAGAGCAATACACAAGCCCCC